AGCGCTGATGCTGTCAGACTGCCTGATAGTGTGCCGCCGCTGAGCAGCAGCGCATCGTTAGCGATCTCGCTGTTGACGTAGGCGCAGTTCGCCAGCTGCGTCGAGTTGGTGCCAATAGCCGCAGTCGGTGCGGTTGGTGTGCCGGTAAATGCCGGACTGGCCAACAAAGCATAATTCTGCGCCCGCACGTAGGCCGTCGTGGCCACCGCCGTCGAATTGTCTGCTGTGGCCGGGGTTGATGCTGTCGCGCCCGCTAGCGATGTAGTGCCTGTGACCGACAGCGTGCCGCCAATGCTGGCGTTACCGGTGGTGCTAAGCCCCGTCAACGCGTAGGTGCTCGTCAGCTCACCCCAGCTGCTGCCGTTCCATTTCTGCCAGCGGTTTGCCGAACTGTTCCATCGGATCGTCCCGGTGGGGATATTGGTGCTGGTGGTGCCGTCAAACTGCAACGCCAGGTCAACGTCCCGGTCCTTAACCTCCGTGACGAAGTTGACGTAGGTGCTAGTCAGGAGCGGGTTGGACCAGTTAGCCATGGATCAGCTTCCTCGGGCTTGCCAGCTGAAGGGGCCGCTCACCCGGTTACCCGCAGTGTCGAACAGCAGCACCTTGAAACTGGTTGGATTGGGGGCATCCACAAAATCATATATCGCAATCCGGGGGGTCGTGCCGCTTGGCGTCACGCCAATGCTCTCGATGTCTACGAAGACTGCATTGAAATTAACCACTGTTCCGCCGACGTCGCCAGCATTGGCAGTGCCGTTGCCCATGTCGTTTTTGATTTTTACGTCAAGGCGGACGTTCAATGCGCTGATCTGCAGTAAGTCATCACCGCCAGTGCTGCTAAAATCGTAACGAATTTTTGCATAGCGAAAGGCCGTTGCATAAATTGATTCGGCGCCTGTGTAGTCGGTCCAGGCAGCGCCTGCTGTTGCTTTGACGCTAAGCGTGGGCGAAATAGTGATGCTGCCGGTTACAGTCTGGCGGGTCAGGGTTGCGGAAATTTTGGTACCGGGCAGCAGCGTACCATAGTCGAATTCCTCGACGTAACTGCCGGAATTGTTCGATGGCAGTGCGTAGATACTGAAGCCGGCGTTCACTTGATCCTGCGGGGATGTCCAACCGCGCGAAGTGAAGTGAGACTGCCAGGTTTCAGCCGTGTCTACCGTTGCCAACAGACCGCCAGCATTGACCGCAAGGTTTGTGATGGTACCAGTAAACGTGCTGTCGATGTTAGAGCGCAGCACGTAGTCGGGCGGTTGATTGACCAGCGCCGTGACACTCGACGGCGTGCCGACGTTGCCGGCGGTGTCGATGCCAGCCAGCCAGTAGGTGAAGGAGCCCGAGACCGTTTCAAAAACGGTTGTGAACAATCCCTGCTTAGTGCCAATCGAGATACCGCCGGCCCAAGTCGCACCACGACGCAGCTCGTAATAGACGATTGGCAACGTTTGCGTCGCATCGGTCCAGCGCAACAGCACATTGTTGTCGATTACTTGCTGGATGATGGATGGCGCCGATGGCGCGGTAACTGTTATGTCCTGCGCCCGTTCCGTACCCTGGTTGTTTCTGGCATCAAAGGCCACGACCCAAAAGCGCTGACTATTGTTCCAGTCCACTTTTAAGCTGTAGGCCGTAGACTTAATCTCGGCAAGCACGGTTGCCGTTGCAAAGGTACTACCGCGGCGTATCTGGTAATAAGCCGTGTCAAGACTGCCCTGAACGGCGTTCCAGGTCAGCAGCACCTGTTCACCCCTAAAAACGTTGCTGATGCTGGGTGCCGGCGGTGTGACCACTGTGGCCACGACCGATCCAGGTGCGCCAAGATCGTTATTGCTGTTAATGCCCGTCACCCAGAAGGTTTGAGCGCCAACCCAGCTGGGTTCAATTTTGTATGTGGTGGATTGCACACGGCCAACCACAGTTGCCGTGGCGTAGGTGGCGCCCTGACGCAGCTCATAGCCGATGATCGGCAGCGAGCCACCGGATGCAGTCCAGTTCAATGTGAGCAGATCGCCAGCAAACGATGCCGTGATGGTCGGCGCTGTCGGTGCTACAACCGTGACCACCACCGAGCCCGGCGTGCCGACGTTGCCGGCGGTGTCGATTGCAGCAACCCAGAATGTGCGGCTACCAGACCATGCGCCATTGACGGTAAAGCTGTTGGAGTTGATGGCACCAAGCGATACGCCGGCCACATAGTTGGCGCCATAGCGCACCTCGTAGTAAGCGGTCGGCAACGAACCCTCGACGCTGTTCCACGACAGCACCACTTGTGCGCCGGAGAATGCGAATCCAACGGTCGGCGCATCAGCGCTATCCGGTACAACTGTCACCAATGCGGTTGCGCCTAGGTTGCCGTTAGCATCCACGGCCTCAACACTAAAAGCTTGTGCGCCAATCCAGTCCACCTTTACACCGAAACTGGTGGTTTGGATCGTGGCAATTTCAGTCGCGCCGCGGCTTATTCGATAGAAGCGCGTGCGTGTGGTGCCGTTGACCTCGTTCCAATTGAGCACTGCGTTCTGACCCGCATAAGCCACCGTGATCGTTGGTGCGGGCGCTTGGTTCACATATACCGCTATCGAACCCTCGGCGCTCTCGTTGCCGGTTAGGTCCACGGCCTTAACAAAAAAAGTACGCGAACCGCTCCAGGTGATGGGCAGCGCCGTGGTTGTGGTTTTGATCTCGCCGATCGCGCCAGCGCTAGAGCGCACGACGTAATACGCAATTGAATAGCTGCCAGTTGATGCCGCCCAGCTCAGCGTCACCAAGTCGCCCGCCACCGTGTCGAGGACGTTGGGAGTGGATGGAGGCGTGATTGTGACAGTGGTGGTGGCTGCTGTAACGCTGTAAACGCCGGAAGTATCAATTGAACGGATCAAGTATGTTCTAGTGCCTGGCGCTAGCTGGCCCAATTTGTAACTGGTGGCTGCCACTTTGGTGATGAAAGTTGCAGTCGCCCAAGTGTTGCCTTGGCGGATCTCGTATTCGCTAAGGTCAAGATCAGTGATGGGATTCCAGACGAGTGTGGCGCCGATGTTGCCGTCAAGCACCGACGAAAAACCGGTGACGTTTGACGGTGGCGCAGTTTTCCCAAGAGCCGTGATGCTGCCAGTAGCTGCTGTGGTGGACAGCTTCATTGCGGCGTTCATTGAGAACACCTGGACATCAAATAGTCCGGGCGTAATATCAAGAATTTCGTAATCGTTGCTTAGCACATCAACGATACTCCAGTTAACGCTGTCCTTGCGCCACTTGACTCGGTACTGGGAAACGCCTAACACCGCAGGCCAAGAAACAATTATTTTGGCGCGAATCTGGTTTTGGTAGCTGTAGAGAGCTTCCTCAAACGAAAGACTGGTTGGTGCATCGGGTATATTGTTAAGGTCAGTTGTATCGCGTATTTGAAGAGAACGTCCGCGCTCAACATAGGCATATTTGCTTGCGTTGTAGGCAAGTGCTGAGATTTGGTAAGTGGCCTGATCTTGCTCAGCAACGCTGATAACGCGCCAGGTTGAGGTTTGTAGCGAAGCGGTTTCAAGAACCCAAATGCTGTTGGTGTTGGGTGCCGTAGGTAGCGCTGAGGACAGCGTGATCACCTTGCCTGCAATACCTGAGACGCTGCGGGCGGCCACCGTGCCATCCGGCAAAATAACCGATAACGTGGCGCCGGTTGATGGCAAGCCAGTTGCGTTATCAACAGTGACTGTGGTGGTAGTTGCCGAGGCAATGCGGCCACCGCGACGGGCGCCAGCTCGTACAGGGTCGCTTACTTCAATAATTTGACCAGGGCGCACCATCACGCCAGCGTCGATGCTGGCGGAAAAGCCGATCACCTCGCCTTCGTATTGCTCGGAGTACAAAAGCCATTCTCCGATTCGACCGGCTTGCCCCCGGCTGGTGCAGGCAAAGGCGCTGATTTCGGTGGTGATGGCACCATATTTGCTAATTGAAGTTTGGTCTTCGACAACCTCGTAAGCAATGTCCCGCAGCTCTAGGTCGAGATAACTGACAACGGCTACGTTCGGCCGTGTTTTAAGGCTACTGCCCGAATAACTGAAGCCTTCTTTAGAAACGTTTGCCAGCGTGAACAGATAGGCGGAGTCGGCCGGTCGATCTTGGCTGATAGTCAGCGCACCAGTGCTCCAGTAAGGCATAGCTCGAAACACCGAGCACATATCATTAATTAGCTTGTAAGCATCATCCTGCGTTTGAATGTTGATATTACAGGAGAAGCGAGGTTCTTGACCGCCAAAACCGTCAGGCACCAGCTCAGCGCAATATTGACTAGCGGAATAAAACGCCCACTTGTCCAATTGTGCGGCGCTGATGTGCTGGCCAAATCCGTAGCGGGAGGTAAGTAGATCCCACAAAATCCAGGCAGGATCGCTGCACCATTGCGCGGCGCCAAAATTGCCATTCCATATGCCGGCATAGATCAAACGGCCGGTGGCGGAATCAACAGTGGCATTATTGGGAATGCGAATCTTAATGCCACGCACCAAATAACTGCGTGAAGGAATAGATGTGAATTGTTCAGCGTCAATGCGTACTGCTACTAAAGCGCTATTGGGATAACGTAACTTGGCATACGTGATCTCGGTATAACTAGCCCAACTAAAAGCGTTTGTGATTTTTGCCGATTCGCCACCAGGTGCATCTTGTTCTGAATTGTCGTCAGTGACGCGAGTTACCTTGATGTTGACAGGCTTGGATCCTGTCAGATTGACAAGGTAGTCGCGCTGATATAGGTCGGCTGTGCGGCCTCTGATTACATCATCAACAACAACGGTATATCCACCACCTGAATATTGAGTTGAAATCTGAAATCGGAAAACACTGCCAACAATGTCGCCCTGATCTGTAATTCGCTGCAAAGCGGGAATGTTGATAGTGACGCGGACGGCATCAACTGTGGCGTCGGTGATAGTGCGGACGACTGGTGTTGCTTGAAGAACTGTGACGCCAACACCGATCTCATTCTCGACGCCATCAGTTGTTGGAATGTAATTCTGATTTTGCGTACCGTTGCGAGTCCAAACAGTTACATTATTAAAATTGTATGAATTGTCAGCATTTTGCAAAGGTGTGTTATTAATAAAGATCGACTTTAGGCCATCCTTAAGCCCTTCGATTTCGCCTTCACTAATCAGGTCAATAAGGTTGGCATATTGTTTTGAGTTAAGTGTATCGGCAGCCTCAGTAGGCGTATAAGTTTGCGGGCCGCTGCCACTGCTGCCGCCTTTGCCGCCTCCGCCGCCGCCACCGCCACCAGAACCGCTAATCCGTTTCATGCTGTCACCTGCTCAGTGTCAATGCCTGCTGAGATCACGATTGAGCCAACCAAGGTTTCGCCATAAACAATGGGCACCGGAGTACCTTGGCGGCTGGTATTTTGTATTCCACTGAAGGAATAACTCTTGCGTGGATCCTTTTCGGTGTCAGCTGTTGAAGGAGTGCTAAGTGTTGGAACTGGCGTTAAAAGCTGCGCAACGCCGCCGAGCACCAGGCTGGCGCCCACGCCGACCAGCAGCTGAACACCCAAGGCGCCAATGCCGGGCACCAGAAAGCCAATGGCAAGCAA